CCGAAATTTTGAAACATCGGTAAGACCGGATGATAATGATCGTATATTAGAATTAGTATGTAATCCAGATTACATGTTAAGTAATTTTCATACCATGTCGATTAAAACAATTACAAATTTGATATACATGTCTACTCACCAAGAGTAAAACTATAGGTTCTTCTGAGTTTTACAAAGAACCACATTCTTTATTAACCTAAGTTATTTTATTTTTTTAAAGAAATTAATAAAGAATGTCGCAATATTTTTTAACACACAGAATTCAAGATAATTTTAGTAACACTAAAAAAGTGCTTACTACAAAACATCAATCTAATATTCAAAATTATGATGACTGTTTACGGATATCTAAGAGTTTCAAAACACAAAATAAAACATCAGATGAGATGGCTTTGATACTTGATAAAATGAGAAAGAAAAAGTTAGAGTGTCAAAAAACTCGCCCTATACAGGTTTTACAAAGTCCACCAGAAGATAGACCAAATACAGAAAGTAAAAAAACATGTAAAGCTTTTACATTAGCAGGAAAAAACTGCACTTTTAAAGCTGTATGTGGGAATTATTGCAAAAAGCATAGAATAGATGACGAGGCGTTGGGAACAAAACCAAAAATAAATGTTTCTTTATTATAAAAACATGTTAGATCAGGAAACACTTCGACCTGTTATTATATCTATGGCACTTTATCTTTTGATTTCAAAGATTGTACCAGAGATTCTTAAAAAACCAACGAATATCAAGTTTATCGATGATATTGTAGCAATGCTCATTGCACAACGAGGTTCACTTATGTCAGGTGCCATCTTAACTGGCGTCATTACTTTCCTCACCAATTATATTAGCGACGAATTCTTGTAATACATTTTCTTTACACGTTAACATATGCGTTCTCGGATGTTCCATATACCTTAATTTCTTGGTATATGCATCTTCCATAAATTCACGAAGCTGATTTTCATCAGGTTTACCCCATTCCATACCCGCTTTAAACAAGAAATCATCTTTCACTATTTTCTGACGTCCACATTTTATAGTATAGGGTGTTTTGATATATTCAGAAGCACCACCATAATCTGTTATGATAACAGGTTTATTTCGTAAAGCTGCTTCTACTGCTCCCATACCAACACCTTCTGAACTCGAAAAACTTACGTAACAATCACTCAGAGCATGTATTTTTTCCATTTCGTCATCTGGTATAAGGTCATTTATAAATGTTACATTTGGTATACGTGCTTCTACGGGTTGATTACATGTAGCTTTTACGAGTAATCGTGCATCTGGTTTATTCATACGTATAAATGTTTCTAGGATTTTATTAAAATTTTTACGCGGATCATACACATTGCCTATATGGTAGAAAGTATATGGTCTTTTATCAGGTATATGTGCGTGTATTACATAAAATTCGGTATCAGGGAACTGACGCTTGAATACCTTTCTACAAAATTCACTTGGTACAGCAATTTTGTCAAAGAATTTAAAAAGTTTACCGTAATCTTCGTGTACTGTTTCGGTTTCACAAACTGTCATACACGTAACATGTTTGATTTTCCTTTTTATTTCTGGTATCTTATCTAACCAATATTGTACAGGGAGTGCGAATATAAATGCTTTTTCACACTCCGGTATATCATTTTGAATTTCTATGAACTTGCTTCTTGGAAAGAGGTTCATATATTTTTTACAATGTTGGCCTATTCCACTCAATAAGTTTGGACCTATGAATAACATTTTATATAAAGATAATCTTTCTTTTATATATATTAAACAATGGACTCTGTCAGGGAACAAATAGATGCCGCACTTCAAAGACAAAAACTCAGTAAAGATACCGTATATAGTATTCTTCGTCAAATTGCTGATGCTATTGAACCACCGGTATTAGTACCTCCACCTCCAGCACCAGCACCAGCACCAGCACCAGCACCAGCACCAGCACCAGCACCAGCACCAGCACCAGCACCAGCACCAGCGCCAGCTCCAGCTCCAGCTCCAGCCCCGGTTCCAGAGCCAGCTCCAGAGCCAGCTCCAGCTCCGGCTCCAGAGCCAGTTCCACCTTCAACTCCAAAGAAAAAAACTGTTAAACGTGTAGTTAAAAAGAAGGCGGTGGAACCGAAGGCGTAAACTTATTCTTGAAGAATACGAAACCGGATATAAAAAGTAATATAATTATCATCAAGTATCGAAACGGATACTTTTTCTTTTTTTCAATTTCCATTTTTTCGATATCCTCCTTATCGGGAAGTTTTTTAACGTTTATGTTAAGTTCATCTATCTTGCCTATAAGTTTACGTAAAGCTTCTAATATCTGAAGTTCTCTATCAGTCGGTTTTTCTTTGACGTCGATTGTTGTTATTTCAAGAACCATATACCAATTTGCATCTGGCTGAAGTTTTTTATAATCACCATCACCTTGTGATTCGTATATCTCAAAGTGAAGTTTTTGTATAGATATAGGGTTGAAAAAATTCGTTTGGCGTTGAAAAGATCTCCATTGTTTATCACGCATAATAAAATCATTACTTCCCGTAAAACTTCTTTCTAATGGTATTCTCGCAAGAATCTGACCATTACGTTCGTCTAATAGTTGCCCCCTTTTTGGTACATCGGGGCATACTACATCTACATATTTAGCGACATTTGAATTACCAATTGTATCATTTTCACCTATTTGTGTAATATAGAAATCAACAGGTTTTATACCAACAACTTCTGATATTTCTTCGATGTGTAAATTGGATTCGAGTGTAAGATCTATCGTAAAAGTATTATTTGAACCACTTACAAATTCCGAATCTACTACTATGTACTGTACTTTTTTCGGTAAGTCCTGGAGTGATACCATCTTGTATGTATAATATAAAAAAATAATCACAGAAAATAGTAATGTATACATTTTATTCAAGTGTATGTAATTTATTAGCACCGAAACCAAAAATTAAAGAAAACGAAATGCCACGATCTGTAAAATTATGTGATTATGATTACATTACTTCAAAAAATGAAGCTAACGAAACCGTGATTTTAGAAGTTCCTAAAAAACCTAAGTACAGGAGTTATTTTTAAAAATGTAAAATGAAATGGATGACTATATCGCCTTACACACGTACGACTACATTCTCTCGTTTTGTCAAGCGACAAACGAACTCCCAGAAGATATACAAAGGGTTATCTGGGATAAGGCGAACAAATACGACTATTGTAATGTCGAGTGCCCAGGAGCACCCAAAAAACAAAAATACGGTATGGGAGAAAAAACTGAGCGACTCGATAAACTTATTCGGAAATGGAGAGATATGCGCGGAAATTTATGAAGATGCATACAGTGAGTTTTGTTTTACTGATTTCGAGTTAAATAATATTAATACATATGCATATGAATTAGCACGTTCTAAATATAGAGAATATCAAAATTATAAAAGAGAACTTGCATATAACAAAGCGTTTGGTATTTTATGGGAAGTGTCCCCGTTAACAACAGACGATTTCGTACACGAAGATAAATTACTTGAAATACAAGTTCGTTTACATGAATCAATAGAGAGATGTAAAGCTTTTGATAAAAAAGAACAAAAGTTTAAAGAAAATATACTAGATAAAATGTAATGATATGTATACAGTCTACTATAATAAATCCGACTAAAAAAACAAAAAGAAGTGTGTGCCACGTAAAGAGACGTAAAAGTATTTCGGAATATGAATATATAAAAAATCGTTTAAAACATAATACTTTGCAGTTTGGTAGTGTATATATAGGATATAATTTCATTGGACACGAACCAATAGATGGATTATCGGCGTGTCTCGGTGTATTATCTTCGTATGGGTATATAACTTTACTTTCAAATCACGTTGATACTATCGAGAAAGGTAACACTTTCCCTAAACAATTTTTACCACCTATTTGTATAGCTGCATTTGAATCTATATGGAATTCAAATCCCGAGGTACCATTTCATTTTAATTGTAGTGTATCTCTGTTTGGTTTTTTTGTGTATAAAATTGCTCTTTTAACACTGTCATATAACATTGTTAAAGAAGACCTAAGTGATGAAGAAATGATAGATAATATAAAATGAAAAATGTCTCTTCTTTATGAACTTACAAAGCAAACTGTTGAACTCGAAAGACTCGAAAAACTCGACGGGGTTTTATCGAGTTTTAGAACGGATAAATTTGCACATGGTGCACCTTCACAAGTGTATGGTATAAGACCAAAAGATAACTTCCCCAGAGAATGTAATCCTAAACGCCTTAATCATATTGCGTATATTGGTGTATCTGCTTTTAATGATAAACTTCATATGATTGACTTTATGTATGAAGAGAAATATGAAAATGGCACTCGAATGGGTATTATCGAACCAGCACTAGGAATGTTGTCAAAAGATGAGTTGAACACGATGATTGTTCCGAGACAGGTCCCTAGGGAATGGGTTGATTTTTGGATGAATTATTTTAAACATGAATTTAAATGTCAGAAAACTTTAATACAGTTTGTTGAAAAATATAACCTTTATGGGAGTGTTGATTGGACGGAACTTTACAACACTTTTAGTGATGATATGGACTTAAACAATAGCAACTAATATGTAATATAATAACGATGCTTACACACGAACTTCTTAAAAACTGCACTTCAATTGTCGAACTCTCTGATGTTAATCAATTATGTTCGGAAATGGTAGGTAAACCATGTAAAATATACGGATTACGTGCTGATTTTGGGTACCCCGAACATCTCATACCTACAAATACTCATAAATTTATTGCATATTTAGCAATTTCTAATAAAAAACTAGATACGGCTTATGGACAAGCACAATTTATTGATTTCTGTTATGAACCACTTTTACCAGGTTTCGATAAACCAATCGGTGTTTTGAATTATTTTTTTGATATTTATACTGAAGAAGAGAAAGATATTTTAAAAGAATGTAAATATAAGGAAGGTGAAGAATTTGTAGTTGAACTTTTTCCAAATAAAATTACAAAAAAGAATTTAGAATTTTGGAAATCGTATATGGATGATGAATACGACGTAAATGATAAAATTTCGTATGATGATTTCTTAGACGATTACGAAATTACAAATAGAGTAAACTGGGAAGTATTATATGATAAATTACCAGATAACATTGATGATTTAGATGATGAAAGTGAATATGATTATGAGTCGGAACTTGAAGAAGGGGAAATAAGAACCTAAGTATAGAGATTTTATTCATATAAATAAAAATGCGCCCAAATTGTCTTTATGAAAATTGTCTCTGTCGCCAAGGAAAAACTGGATTTTGTGTAAAGCACCGTGAAATTGGCGAAGCTGTCGAAGCCCTTTTACTTTTAAAAAAAATAACAAACCTAAGTTGTAATAAAATAAAATAAAAATTAATACATTAAAATGGAAGCTCTTACCTCGTTAATGCAAACCCTCGACCTCAATTCTAAGATAATTTCTGAAGGCGATTATCTTAAAATGTGCGATTCGATAAAAAAAATTCACGATTATATCAAATACGAATCCGATTCTGAAAGTGAAGACGAAGAAGAATTTAGAATTCGGCGTGTTGATATACCTATACCTTTTTCACCTGTTCCTAGACTACCCCCTTTTGGAGATAATCTCGATGATCTTACCATATATGATACAACACCACCACAATCAAGGCGCGGGGATTTCGTACACGTGGATTTACCACCTATACAAACACCCCCACCACCTGTTCCAGAACCTTTGCGTGATTATATATTGGAAGATAATCTTATTGAGGTAAATAGACTAATTTGCGAAACATTAAAAAAAATGGAAAAACTTAAACATAGACGAAATGTAACAAATGTTGTTCGTCAGGAGGCTGTGAAACGACGCGCCCAAGAACTTGGTATCCGTTTACGAAATTACACCATACAGGCACTTTTTGATGCTGGACACGACGTTGGCGACAGACGTCTTTTTTTTAGAACTTACCTGGAAGATTACAATGATGATATAGATAGACAACATGAAGAATTGTCTATAGAATTAAAAGAGCTTGAACACGAAAAAGGATTGATTATAGATGATCTTATAAATTTTTAATTAAATATCATTTTACACCATTTTTCATTAATATTACCGAAAGGTGAATACTCGAATAATAAATGTATTAACGCACCAGCTAAAACCAGAACCCATTTACCTTTATATAATTTTTTTGTAATACCTAATACCAGAACATGTAATAATACACCTATAAATAATGCTTCTAAAAGTACGGTTGATAACTGACGTTTCATTTTTTTTTCTTATACTATAATATAACAAAAAAAATGAACGGAAACAAAGATTATTTTACAGCTCCATTACTTGTACTCGCATTTGTTCTTGTTGGATTTGGCCTTTATTCAAAAACAACTTCAAACTATGATGACAAACAATGTGGATTAAAATAGACCTAAGTTAAAGAAAAATATATAAAAAAAATAAGTTACTAAAATACAAATAAATAAACATGTCTGATTCTATCGAAAATATTCTTATTAATATCGTTCGAGATTCGAATAATCATATTGATAAGATAAATAATAGTGTTCTTTCCAACAACAAGTTATTACAAACTCTTGTTGAAAAGATCAATAAAGTTGAAGAAGAAAATTTACATCTTCGTAAAAAGATCGATTCTTTCGGTGATTCAAATGTAATCCTTCACGAAAAAATAGAGAAACTTACTGAACTGAATATGGGTTTAATTCAAAAAGTTGAAGCTTTTGAAAATGTAAAATCTAAAAAACCAGTTGCACGTGTTGCTATGGAACCTAAAATAGAATGTTCTGTGTTTACGGCAAAAGGTAATAAATGTACCAAACCATGCGTTCCAGGCGAAACATGTTGTACATTACATTTGAAAATGCGTGATAAAAAAACGGGTCCTGAAAAAAATGTAAAAAAGCGTCCTATTCTAAAAAAGAAAAAGGATACACCCGTGCATAATCATAAACCTGGTGAAACACCAACTGAAACGTGTGAATTATGTGAATCACATGGCGATATTTTTGATCCGGATATGCCAAATTCACAGTTTGAAGAATCACAAGATAATGAAATGTCTATAGAAGAAAAATTACGTAAAATGTTAGAAGAAGAAAAAGATGAAAGTGTTTAAATTAAAAAATTTTAAAATGGTATCAATGTAATGTTCTATAAAAAAATATTTCTATACTATATACAATATACAATGAGTTTTAATAACAATGTTGCAAATTCTAATAATAAAACTGCCCTTATAGCTGGTTCTGCACTTGCTGTTTTGTGTCTATGCTCGGTTTCCTTTATGATGATGGGTGGTTCAAGTGACGATGATAAAACTACACCAACTGCAGAAAAGACTACACCAACTGCAGAAAAGACTACACCAACTGCAGAAAAGACTACACCAACTGCAGAAAAGACTACACCAACTGTGAGAAAGGCTGTGGAACCAAAAAGACAATCGACACCTCCGTCTCAACCATCTGTAGATATTGGTAAGTTTGAAAAATTTACATCTAAAAAAAATAATAGCCCAATGAATAATATTTTTGGGTTGAGTAATATTGATGTAAAATGTGATAAAGGTGGTGGTGTTCTTAATAGGTTTAATGTAGAAATATCTCCATCCGGAAGAGATGCACATTATAAATATGCGTGTCTCAATAATATGGATGCAAAAGTTGTATCAAATAAGCGTACCAGGATAAATGATTCTGGAAGAGGTAATGTTATATATTTAGACAGGCATAAGGTTGATTGTGGAATAAAACCAATAACAGGTTTTAAACTTACAGATTTAGCATCTAGAAGAAAAATAAGATATGATTATACATGCGGAGAATCTGATAAAATAAAAAAACCTGAAACCTGTACTGCTAGAAAATCACTTTGGTCTAATAGACCGGTTAATCGATTGACAGACTTGTCTCAAATAAAAGCTAATTGTATGTCTAATGAATACATGTCTAATTTTCACCTAAAACATGATGGTCGAGGTCGACGATTTAGATATGAATACACATGTTGTAAAAAATAATCCAACATCTATAAACTTATGTACACTCGCATAACTTTATTGACTTTTCCCTAGTACATTTTCTATACTC